TGAAGCCGACCCTCGTCCCCTTTGGTCGGTACATTTGGCTTCCTTTCAAACCTCCAGGATACAAGGAGGAGTTTAACCGCTTACCACCCGAACAGATTCAAGCTATGAATAACCTCGACCACCTCGTTCTATGGACAATATTGGCGGCCGGTACTGCTTATTTTCTTGTGAAAAAGTAGATGGCAGCTCTTGCACCAAGTCCCGGACCAGTCTCTGTCCCGGCTCCCCAGGAAGCGCCCCCTCCAGCTAAAGAGAGTGAGGCGATGAATGTCGGTATTGGCGTTGGTGGAACAATGTCTGCGTGTATTTTGTTACTTATCGCAGTTTCAATAGGAAAACACCTTGAAAAAGCCGCAGAAGCACCTGACGCGATACCAAGAGATGTGCCTGAATGGGCGACGGGTGGGTTTGAAAAGATGGCCATTCTTGGAAAGGGTGGTCTCATTGCGGCCCTTATCGCTTTGGCAACGATGAATGGAAACGTTTCGTACGTTGCCGAGAACCCCACAAAGTTTATGCAAGATGCCCTTGCGACCGGTGGGTTCGGTGCCATAGCCGCTGTGTGGCTCACCGCGACCCGTGGTCGTACCGATCTGTTTTTCAATCACCTTATTTTTGCCTTTATGCTCTTCTTCTTGTACCACGTGTGCCGCGAGTTTGCCGGGTACTTTACCATCTTTGGCTCTGAACAAAAGACGGACAAGATTCAGAAGGAAGAGTCCAAATTTAGCAAACCCATCTTGATTACAGGGGGTGTTTTGGCATTTATTGCGATAGTTTTGGCCTTGGTCGCACGGGTCTCTCCAGACTACACACAGGGTATCTTAAAGAGCTTGGGATCTTCATCGGCTCTTATTATCGAGACGGTCATTTTCGTCGCCATCGTGACGGCCGGTGAAATCATCGTGGCCAAGAATCACGGAGACCCATTGGGTTCCGCGATCGGAACGAGTGCAGTCATATTCACGTTGGCGCACCTCGTGCTTCAGGCTGGCGGGTTCTACGATCACCTGTACAAGACGGCGCACGTAGTTGTCAATTCAGTTGCAAATGCAAAGCCCCATTCCAACTAAAGACACGGGACGTAGTTTAGTAAATGCAATATGAGCGTCTTTCCCATGTGGAACACATCCTTAAGCGACCCGACACTTACGTCGGATCCCTGGCACCCGAGTCCTCAACGTACTGGACGCGTGTGGCTGGACTTTTTGAACCTTCTGTTCTATCTGTATCACCTGGGCTAGTCAAGATATTTGACGAGGTTCTGGTCAACGCCATCGACCAGTACTCTTTGCACCAAAAGAAGGTTTCCCAGATTCTGATCGATGCGTGTGATAACACAATTTCGATCGAAAATTGGGGAGTTGCTATTCCAATCAAAAAACATGAGCGGGAGCGGGACGCCAGTGGGTCCCCGCTCTGGATCCCAGAGCTCATCTTTGGTCACTTGTTGACCAGTTCCAACTATAATGACGATGAGCAGAGAGTCACGGGTGGGCGAAACGGGTACGGCGCGAAACTTGCGAACGTATTTTCGACTAAATTTTGGATCGTAATTAGTGATGGCAAGAAGACGTACCGTCAGATGTGGCACAACAACATGAGTAAGTGTGATCCGCCCATCATCGAGTCCACGTCTGATGGGGTCTATGTTCGGGTCGGGTTCACGCCTGACCTCAAGAGGTTCGGCGGACACGGAGACTTTTTCAAGGTGGCTGAGAAGCGCGCATGGGACGCGGCTCTGTGGTGTCCGAAAGCCAAGGTCTATTTCAATTCAAAATTGCTCGAAGTTCCAAACCTTGAGGACTATGTGAAGATGCATGGCCTTGCGGCCTATGGGTCGACGACCCTGAAGAGGACGGAAGGTGCCTATATGAATGTGGTCATAGGACACTCCACTTCGGGGGGTTTCCAACAGTGCTCGTGGGTCAACGGGATCGCGACGACCAAGGGTGGGTCTCACGTGGACAAGGTGGTACAGACACTCGTGGCTGAACTCCAAAAGGACAAGCGGTGTACGACCCTGAAGCCCGCCCAAGTCAAGGCGTCCCTCTTCGTCTTTGTCAGTGCTGTAGTCATCAACCCGACGTTCAGTAGTCAAACCAAGGCGGAGTGTACTTCAAAAATTTCCGATACACCCAATTTTCCACCAAAATTCATCAAGGATGTATTCGCCTCCGGTGTCTTGGACGACTTGATTTCCAAGGGTCTGACCTTGGTCGACAAGGAACTCAAAAAGACTGACGGGGCTAAAAAAGCTCGTATCACTGGTGTTCCCAAGTTGGATGATGCCAACTGGGCCGGAACACACAGGAGCCACGAGTGTACGCTTATCATTACGGAGGGTGACTCGGCGAAGGCTCTTGCTATTGCGGGCCTGAGCGTTGTAGGCCGCAACGCGTTCGGCGTGTTTCCACTCCGGGGTAAGCCTCGCAATGTTCGGGATGCTTCGGTAAAGCAAGTGACTGATAACGAAGAATTCAGCAATTTGAAAAAGATCCTCGGGCTCCAACATGGCAAAGTCTATAATTCCCTGAGAGAATTGAGGTACGGCCGCCTGATGATTATGACTGATGCTGACTTGGACGGGAGCCACATCAAGGGTCTGGTCCTGAACATGTTTCACGTATATTGGCCCAAATTGATTGACCTGGGTTTCATCGTGAGTATGGTGACGCCCGTGATCAAGGCGGGGAAGACCTGGTTCTTCACGGAGGATGCTTTCCGGGAGGCGCAGGCTCAGAGGTCCGGGGGTCTGCCCGGTCCCGTCAAGTATTATAAGGGTCTAGGAACGTCTACGAGCGCCGAGGCCAAGGAGTATTTCAAACAGATTGATAAGTTGACCGTGGCGTTCGGACCGGACAAGGACATGAATGAGTCTATGATGTTGGCATTCGCCAAGGCTCTGAGTGACGACCGCAAGGAGTGGCTCACGAAACACATGGCGACTCCACCACCCTGTGTGCCTTACGGACAGGTTGCAAAGCTGTCCGTGTCCGATTTCGTCCACCGGGACTTGGCCAACTTTAGCGCCGAGGACATCAAGCGAAGCATCCCACACGTCGCGGACGGTCTCAAGCCGTCCCAGCGTAAAGTCATCTATGCGTGCCTCAAAAAGGGGCTCACGAGCGACATGAAGGTGGCACAGCTTGCAGGCTACGTGGCTGAGCAGACGGCGTACCACCACGGGGAGGCGAGCCTCCAAGGGACCATCATCAACTTGGCCCAGAACTTTGTGGGTGCGAACAACCTCAATTTGCTCGAGCCCTCGGGCCAGTTTGGGACGCGTCTGGCGGGCGGCAAGGACGCTGCGAGCTCCAGGTACATCTTCACGCGTCTGAGCCCCGTGACCAAGCGCATCTTCCACCCGGCCGACAATTCTGTTCTGAAATACGTGGTGGATGATGGTCAACAGGTCGAGCCCGAGTTCTATGTGCCTGTGCTCCCTATGATCCTCGTGAACGGGGCCGAAGGTATCGGAACAGGCTTCAGCTGTTACGTGCCTCCGTATGACGTGGAGGTTATCAAGCACAACATTCAGTGCGCCTTGGACCAGGTGGCGATGGCGCCTATGGTCCCACACTTCAAGGGGTTCAGGGGCAAAGTCACCAAGACCAAAGACCATACGTGGGTCCTCGAGGGTCTCGTGTTTGGGGAAGGGTCTCGGCTCCACGTCACGGAACTCCCACCAGGCAAGTGGATCCAGGACTTCAAGGAACACTTGGACGACCTGGTCGAAAAGGGAACAATCCAAAAGTACGAAAACCACTCGACGGAGACCCAACCAGACTTTCATATCTGGGGGGCCAGTTTCACGATTGAAGACGCCGTGAAGGAGCTGGGTCTGACCAAGACGGTCCACACCAGCAACATGTACCTGATTGGCCCCAACGGGCCGAGCGGCTCCGCCGCGGTCGAAGGTCGACCGACCTTCTCCGTCAAGAAATACGCGAGCCCCGAGGAGATTCTGGTGGACTACGTGGACATTCGGCTCCAGGTGTACAAGAAACGCAAGGCGTGGCTTCTCAAGGAATTTGACTCTGAAATTGAGTGGCTCAGTGAAAAGGCTCGATTCATCACGGGGGTGATCAACGGAGGCCTCAAGGTCCTGAACGTTCCCCTGGCCCAAGTCCAAGCACAACTTGCCAAGGCTCAATTCAAGGATGAAATTTGGGAAAAGCTCATGGATATCAAGACGTACCAGTACGTGGCTGAAGAGGTCAAGCGACTCCAGGACTTGGTCGCAAAACGCAAGGCGGAGCGGGACACACTCAAGGCGACGAGTGTGATTCAATTGTGGAAGAATAATCTGGGCGAGTTGTAGATGCAAAAAGCGTTCCAGAACGTCATTACCCTTGAAAAACAAATTCAAGCATCAGTATTCAACTTTTTTAATAAAACCATAGGCCCTGGCCCTGGTCCAGCTCCAGTTCCCGCTCCTCCATCGACACCAGCCCCTCAACAGACCCCTATTAATCTTTTTCCAATAGACGTGAGCGGGTTCTACAAAGTGACTGGTCCGACCCAAGTGACATTTTACGCAACGACTGACGTTCCCACTATTCCTGTAAGTCCCGGTTGGGCCGGTGTAGGGTTTAATGGAATTTTAGGTCAGATTCAAGTCACGGGGTTTTCAAACGTTGTAGGATCTACAGATTATGGATCTTACAAGTGGTCTTTTACTCTTCAGTCGGACACGGATCAAAACATAGAGGGTACTCAACAGTCGGTGGGTGCTATTCTTTATCCACCTACCCAGCTTCAGTACGCTTCAAAGAGAATACAGGCGCCTATATATGGATATTATTCAGTTGTTCAAAACGTAGTTAATTTTACTTTTACGGCGCCTCCACCGAACAAGACGAGTACAGGGTGGCTTGTTTCAGGTCTTCCAACAATAAAAGTTCCGTTGAATGTGACGTATTATGAATCTAATTATGCAACACTTTCTCCCGTTGATGGAAGTTTACCTCAAAATACAACAGTTCCTATATATGTAAAAGGTGTACCCGCTCTCATACAAGAGCCTTTGTTCACAAGTTCATTTGTTCCTGGAAAGTTCACAACATATGTTTCACCAAAGACAGAAAGTGGAATACCAAACGTACAAGTCCAGTTGAACTCGAACGTTCACGTCGGAAATTATACGGAACAGCGCCAACTTAACACTGATGTGGAATGGCAAGATCCACAACCCGGAACACGCCTTTTTCCGGAAAGCAAGTACATTGAAGAAAAGGATAAAGGGTTCAGTTCAGGGTCTATCCTTTCTTTACAGGCAATAGGGCCCCAGGAAAAGTACCTTTTGACGGACGACATGAGCAAGTCCCAGTGGAACCCAGAATTCAAAAGGTACTCAAACTTCGTCATGTACCAAAAAGTGTACCCTTTCCCACCTCCAAACCCTTACTATCAGGGTTCGGTCGTTCAAATTGAGTTGCGGCCGACGGAGTTGGGTCATCTCCTCTCGAACATGTACCTCTCTGTGACTTTGCCGGCTCTTCCGAACGGTGCAAGTTACACACCAAACGTCGGTCGGGCTCTTTTGCAACAGGTTGACCTCCTCGTGAATGAGACCATCGTCGAGACTTTGTACGATGATTGGTACGTTATTCGTGACCAGATGTTCCTGGACGCGGATGAGCAACTCGGTATTCAGACAGCCTTGAACGTGTCGGCTGCTTCACCAGTCGCATATGTTGGATCTGGCGGTAATTCTACAATAATCTCTTCAAGTAATGTTGTCCATACATTTTTAAACAGTAATTCGTTCACTTTAAATTACGGAACATACGTGAACCTTACTGTCGTTGGAGGTGGCGGAGCGGGAGCAGGTGGTACGTATACTTCGAACATAACAAGTAATATTAGCGGAGTCCTAAGTGTTCCTTCTATTTTTACGGTTCAAATGTCAAACACAGTAGGGGCTTACGTAGGTGCAAACGCATTTATATCAGTGACAAATACACCAGCTTTTACGACAAACGTCTATGTTTCATCATTTACGTCATCGAGTGTAACTTTCACCACTTTTGGTTCAGGTTCTATATGGTCGAACATTATCCCAAGTTCGAGTAATACCATAACGTTCTTTAACGGAAATGGAGGTGGGGGAGGTGGTGTCCTGAACCAATCTTCAGTGTTTCTACCAGCCGGAACGTATAGCGTGACGGTTGGTTCGGGGGGAACCCCTGCAACAATAAACGGAGGTCTTTCGAGTTTTTCAGGCACAGGAGTTTCATATAACGCAAGTGGAGGGTTCGGCGGAGCTCTTGGTGGTGCGTCAGGAACGGCATTCACGTCGAACACATCGTATCAATACTTTTCAAACATAGTGTACCAGTCTGGCGGTGGGGCGAGCTCACAGGCAAATGTTACAACAAATACACTTTCAAACGCATTTACAAATGTGTACACACTTGGAAGTGGTGGAAACGGTTACGCTTTGAGTAATGTAATAAACTTTAGCAATTCCACGAGTACAGGTTTCTTCTACGTCGGGGGAGGTGGCGGTGGGGCCTCAAACACATCCATCACTGGTACACTCTCTACTCCCGGTGGTTTAGGTGGAGGCGGTGCCGGGTCAAGTAACGTCACTGGATTTTCTTCTCAAAATACAGCGGCTATTTCAGGAACTACAAATACGGGCGGTGGCGGCGGAGGAGCCTTTGGAACGACACCCGGTTCCGGGGGTTCAGGACTCGTTATAGTTACATACACGACTCCTCAAAGTATCGTGCCATCAAGCACGATTACCATCCCTCTCGAGTTTTTCTTTTGTCGGCGTCACTCTCATAATAATAAAGGACGTGAGCGCCTTCGAAAACCGTACTTGCCCGTTTGTGCCATGTGGAACCAGCGGTTGTACGTGCGTTTCACGTTCCGACCAAACACGTGGTGGTGTAATGCCCCTGTGACAAATAACACGGACGTCTATCCTCCAGGCACAGTTTTATGGCCGAATCTCATCACAGAGGAAATTCTCTTAGAAAATGCAGAAAAGCTCTACTATCAAAACACACCTCTCAAGTACATTGTCAATCGTGTCCAAAAGGAGTCGGCTCTGTCTTTTAACAGCACAAGTACGACTCTTCAATTGACGGCGAACTACCCTGTACAGGTCCTTGCGTGGTTCTTTCGAAACAAGAGCTACGAGAATGTTACTGACGGCCGGTACTACGCCTCTCGGTACAGTTACGGATACTCGACCCAGTACATTCAAACAGGTATTCAGTTGCAGTTTCCGTCGGGAAACGCCAACTTCGTAGATGTTATTAACAACGCCAAGATCACCTTGAATAACATAGACATTTTGAGTACGTTCCAGGGGTCTCTGTACTACTCGTTCAAACAGCCTATGGAGCATTACCTTTCGATACCTTCAAAGAACATCTACATGTATTCTTTCGGGTTGACGCCGAAAGAGTACAATCAGGGTGGGTACTTGAATTTTTCAAAGCTAAATTCACAAACGACGTACATACAGCTAAACTTTAATCCGGCCTATACAAATCAACTCATCACTGGATACAACTTGTACTTGTTTTATTATGGGTACAGCCTGCTTCAATTTCAGGGTGGATTTGCTTCCCTTCCGTTTCTGTAAGCTTCCGGAGCGCGTCTACAATTCCGTTCGAAATTGCCCACCGAAGAAAGTTCAGTTGGGCGCACGTGGTGGTCAACCCCTGAAAGTCTATACGCTCGGTCCGACAAAATGGATCAAAAAGCTTTTTACTGTACCCGTCGAGGCTCGACTTGTATGCTACGTGTACCGTAAAAACCTTGCCGTTCGGCGCCGTGAAAGACACGTGGTTCGCCTTGGAATAGTTGGTCACAAACCACTCGAGTTTCCGGAGAGACGGGCCTTTTCCGTGACCGAGAATGTCATGGAGCTGTTCGCGATTCTCGGGAACTTCGAAAAACTTGGTAAGACTCGAAAGTAAAAGGTCACTTTTGCTTCCCATTAATCAATTTTAAGTCTGAATTCTCTAACTGGCCTTGCCGCTCGCAAACAAGGATCAGAACACTACGTGTTCCTCAGTCCCAAGGCGCCGGGGCTTCCTCTTTCTTTTCGGGCGTAGGAGGTTTGTAGTGAGGGCATTGACACTGGTGGAAGCCGCAGTACCCATTCTCCTTGGGTTTTTTCAAGCACCTCTGTTTACTCCTGAGAATACCTTTACAGAAATTGTCTTCGACCCGTACCGTATCTTTGATAAGCCTCTCGATAGGAATCTCGTAGAGCCGAGAAACCTCTTCGAGGACGGCCCTGGACCTGAGATTGACGCGACGAGTCACCTCGTCCTCTATGTTCTGAAGAATCTGTTGTTGATAAGCCTGTGTTTCTGAGTCGCGATGTTCACATCGCTCCATACCTACTATACGTTCGGAGCTTTTAAGGGCTTTGAGAACCGGGCCAGGAAGGCTTTCCGCGCCTCCACCTCGGCAGAACTCGACGTCTTGACCATAAACTTTTTGTCAAAGATCAAGTCGGCGCTGACCAGAGGTTCCAGAAGGTCCTGTACGGGCTTTTTGAACTGGTTTGTGAAATAGTACTGGTAGTCGAGCGGGACTTTGTTGTCTCGGGCCCACACGGGATCCTCGGCCTTTTCGAACATCTTGCCGTCACCCTTGATGATCACAAAGGACACGCGGTCGCCCTGTTGCGGTTCGGAGCCTGGCGCGCGGGCTCGCATCTTGTCTCGGACCGTGACGTGAGGCTGAGGCACCTTGTAGTCCGACGCGAGTTGCTTACTCATCAAGAGCTTGTCTGTAGGCACGTCACCAGCCATGAGCTTCCGAGCCGCGTCGCGCGCAAACTCGATAACGGGTGTCGGGTCGCTCGACTCGAGCACCATATCCAAGAGCGACTTGAGAGTCTCACGCACGTACGGACACGAGTCCCTTCGAACCACCTGGAGGCCCTTGACGTCAATCTTTTTGAAGACTACATTCACAGTCCCGTCGGGACTGGTCTTGCCTTCCCACATTTTTGCCGCGTAGCGCTTCTTGCTGTACAAAAAGTACGGACAATAAACCTTCTCAAGCTCAAGGTCGTTCGGCGCTTTGAAAAGCTTCGTACACTGTTCGGCCGCCTGTTCGCCTAGTTGCCATGAGTAGTCGATTGCCTCTTGGCCTTTGCGGCCCTGAACGTCGAACTCGACCATCACGGAGTCCGTGTCCCCGTACCGCACCTTTGCACCGGGGAAGTGAGCCTCCACGTAATTCTTGGTCGTTTCGATCATCTGGCGACCACGCATAGTCACGGTCGAGGCGATAGCCACCAGAGGCAACATCCCCTTGGAGGCGCCCGTGAACCCGTAGATGGAATTCATACTGACCTTGTATGCGAGCTGCTGGCCGTTATAGATGGCTTCCATAGGCGTTCCCTCGTGTTGAGCCATCAGTTTCTTGGCTTTTTTACGAAAGGTTTTGAGGTCTGTCAAGATGACTGGAAGGAGGGAAGTGACAGGCTTGCCGTCACTTCCCGACTGCGCAAACTTGTGCGGCCCGTACGTCTCATACTCGACACCGGGCAAGTTGTCGTACTTCGGGTCCATGACTAGGGTCGAATAACACAGGTTGTGCGCACACATGATGGACGGGTACAGAGACGCAAAGTCTAGGGCCGTGATTGGCCCGTAGTAGGCGCCCGTCTGAGCCTCGAGTACGGTTGCACCTTGGTACCCGTCCTCTGCGTCAGCAGAGTCGTTTTGGGGTCGCCTAAACGTCGGAATAATAAATCCGAGTTCCCGAGCTTTCTTCGCCATTTGGCTAAACACCTTGATTTGTTGACCCCGTTCGCTGAGGAATGAGAGAGGAACCCAACAGGCTTTGGCCATCTCAATCTGATTCTGGATCTGACAAAGTTTGGCTAAGAGTTTGTGCGGTAAGACCGTATCCTGGATACAGTACGCGGCAACCTCACCGAGCCGCTCCGGGTCACCCTCGGCGTACCGCCCGAAGATTTCCTTGACGGGCATATCGTTCTTTTGGTCCTTGAGGAAATGTTTGGAGACGTTGTTCAAGGAATAGGACTCGAGTTTGTGTTCGCGCTTAACATCCTGAAACAGGTCAAATACGTACCGACCCTTCATAGGGGTCATCTTCAGCAGGTTGTTGCCTAGAGCCGAACTCGAAAGATTCTTTTCCACGACCTTTTCGACCGGATCATCTTTGACACGGCCCCATACGGTACTTGCGCCCCTGAGTACCGCCCGAACGTGTAGAAACTCCAAGTCAAACCCGAAGATGTTCCAACCCGTGATAATGTCCGGGTCCACCTTGACCAGATACTTTTGAAACGCGTCCAAAAGCTCGCGCTCAGTCTCGAAGGACTCGAGGTCTTGACCCACGGTCTTTTTGAGGCACAAACACTTTCTGTCGAACCATCCGTCTCGCCCAAACTCCTTTGTGGTCATACCGATCTGAAACACGACGTCTTGTGGGTTCCGAGGGTCTGGGAACGCGCCCGTCGAGGAATAACACTCGATATCGAACGACATGATTCGAAAGGGTGCAATATCGTCACGGCTCACGGGTTGAATAAACCGCCAGTTGGGTGACCACAGATTGATATCACACGACGTCTTGATATCGGGCTCACATAGACCAGGGTCTATCCACCCGGTCGAGGAACACCCAGATACGTGCATAAACCGCAGAACTGGGTCGATATTCGACTCGTACACTTTTGCGCCTGAGAGCTCAGGCCATTTGTTGTTTTCGACCGAGTACGCGAGGCCTCGAAGGTGTTTGTGGCTCTTGAACGTGACCTGAATAAAGTCCGAGAGTTCCCCGTTTTGAAAACCCCACAAGTCCTTGGCGCGTTTGTGTTCGGCTTTCCAACACTTTGTCTTGACGAAACTCAAGGCGTCTTGTGTCATCTTTTTGGGTTTTATGAAAAAGTAAGGTTGGAACGGTGTTCCAAGAGAAACCGACTGACCATTCGCGTTTCGACCGAATATGCGAATGGTGAACTGGTCATCTATGTCTTGTCCCTCCCAAGCAATGGCTTGAAAGGGCTCCATATTGTTTTAACGTTTTATACCCTTAAGAGGTGATTCACAGACCTGTGGAACCGAACCCGGACGCGCCACGCTCCGTGGTGAGCGCAGTAAACTCAGTGGGCTTCTCCACCACGTCAGCCACCGTGTAATTCTCGAGGATCAACTGTGCGATACGGTACCCTGGACGAATCACAAAGGGTTGATTCATATCGAGGTTCTGCAGAACCACCTTGACCTCACCCGTATAGTCCGGATCAATCACACCCGCAAGAGTGTCCAGACCGTGCTTCACGGCCAGTCCAGAGCGAGGTGCAATACGTCCATATG